AAGTATTCTATTCGCCCAATCATGTAAGTAATCTTTGGTCTTATTATTTAGTTTTGATAATTGTACTGACCAAAACTTATTAGGGTATCTCCTTATACGAATCCACCCACTTTTCATAAGTTTTTTTATGATTACTCTTCTAGCACTACCTTCTTGCCCGATTTTTTCGTCATATTTATCATAAACACCTTCTATATATTCCTTGGTCAGTCCAAACTTTTTAGGATACTTAATAATCGTATCTATGTGGGTTCCCTTTGTAGTTATAAGTTCCCCTCTCGGTGAAATAAAAAAGGCACCCTTGATTGTTGCTTCTGTTATATAGTCTTTGAAATTCATAACTTACCTTTCAGATATCCTCTCAGTTTATCTAATGTAGTTTCTAAATCAAGAAAAGAGGTTACCCACGACCAATCATTATTTAGTAAATCATTAAGAAACTCTCCTTCGGAACCAACCATCTTTTTGAAATCTTTTAAGAAATCAGAAGAGCTAAAAACCCACTTACCTCCTTTCCATGTTGCTACACCTGTAAGTAAATCAGGATCATTAAATCTATGTTTGATGCCAACTGCTTTTGAAACATCGTGGTGGTGAGCTTGATCATAAACCCAAGCATATACAGTCTTGGTTTTGTTATAGGCTGTAAATCTTATTATGTTACCTAATGACTTCTTATCTCTTGAGGTTGGATTCTTAAAAACTTCAACCTTCTTATCTTTACCAGGTACAGTTGATTTAATATTACTGTACCATTTTTCTTCAATCATATCACCCAATTGAGTTCTATAAAATATTCTCTTATCAGATTCAAATTTCATGGAGTATTTCCTATTACCAATTATACTATAATAGTTTGTTAATTCTTGTGTAATTTTACCACTATCTATTGATTTAGATTTTATTATACCACCATTACCTATCAATGCCGATTTAATTTTTTCATTATCTTTCTTAGAAAACCATATAACAGATTGTTGTTTCCATAGAGAAGATTTAGCAATATTAAGGATTTCCTTTAAAGATATATTAATAACAATAACGGATTTTTCACTCACATCATATTGTCCTATTTGTTTAATATATTTTTTACCCTTTGATTTTAGTAGTGATAATAAGTCTTTATATAATTTTTTATTTTTTTCCTGACCTACTTCTTTAGCTGATGGGTTCATAGTTGTAAAAATACCCATTCCAACACCAAAATCCTTTAAACCATTAAAATATTGCATAGCCTTAGCAAATTTAGTGGTTTCTTTCATATATTCTTGAAATCTCATATATTTAACCATTCCATATTATATATTTTTGAAATACCCTTAGTAATTTTTCTATAATAATTACTATAACCCACCCATTTAAAATTCATTAAAAGAGATTTTACTTCCATTTGGTATAAGTATGTATTATCTATCCTATACTTATTGTTATACCATCCAGAAAAAAGTTCCTTCACAGATAAATATTTTACCTTACCATTCTTCTTTATATATACATCATCAAATCGTTTATTGATAATTTCATAATTGATTAACAACATATTATAATAGTTATCGACCGCTGATTCTATTACATCTGAAAACTTTGAATATTTTAATGGTTCGATACTATTATAAGCATCTGTAATCTTTGTTGTACTATACCATTCCTCTGTATATATATTGTTTATAATACCTATATACCTTTTATACGTAGGTATAAGCATACGGCCCCAACCATGTGATTTTTTAATTTTATCAATTTCAATTTGAAGATTACTAATTGTATAATAATAAAAGGAACCATATTCAGGTGGTAAGTAATTCTTTACTAAACAACCCTGTCTTTTCAATAGGTATCTCAAATATTGATAATGAAGAAATTTTCCTTCTTTCGTTTCAATTCTATTACAGTTCTCTAAATACAAAAGAAAACTAATATTTTCATCCATACTGAGTTCTTTACATCCATAAAAATCATTCCAATTCCTCATATACAACACATCCTTTCTTGAAATCTCATACTTTCCTTTTATGGTGGATCTGCTCGGAGTCGAACCGAGGTCTTGACTGTATCCATTACTAACTGAGTTACATTCATCATAAAGTTTGTGTAAATCAATGAACCCAAACTTTATAAACTGTTCATTGACCGTGTTACAATGCCTTTGTTATACACCGTTTAACACGAAAAGATGTATAACGTATCCTGTTTAGTCTACGCCTCTTTCATACGTCCAGGAAACATATGAAGAAACGGCAAAGCCTTTAAGCGGCCATTGCATATTCGTAATTATAATCATCTGCAATTACTTTAAGTTTCCAAACCTTTTAAGGTGTTGATTAGAATTTTCACCGAATGCAGTTGTAACAAACAAACAACCAATCGAAGCCATTTCAGACCCATAATTATCTATTTATTTCCTCTACTGAACCATCTACGAAATCTTCCTCCTTGTCTTTTACCCCTTCCTTGTCCTTGTCCTCGTCCTCCGAAGTAAAATCCAGGTTTATAATTGGGTTGTTGTGGTTGTTCATTATTATCTGAACAATCTCCAAGTCCTCTTCCCGTTTTTGGACCTTGGCCATCTGGTCCTGTTCCATCGCCTCTTGGCATAATTACTTACCTCCTTTTTCTTTATATGGATTCATTTTAACATCCTTCTTTGCTTGTTTTTTAGTCTTGCCTTTTCCTCTCCAATGTGTGCTGCCATATTTTTTATCTTTTATGGCAGCGCAGAATCCTTGTGCTTGTTCACCCATCTTACCTTCCATTCGTTTGACACAGGCAGAAAAAAAACCTTCCTCATCAGCTTTCTTACCGATAGTCTTCTCAAATTTTGAAATGCTTTTATCCGTCCAACCCTTGGCTGCAATAGGTGCTTCATTTATTAACCAGTCTTTAAACCTCACATTGCCACGCCTCCTTAATTATAACTCATTTTTACTTATATGTAAACATAAAAAAACCCCAGTACATATCTATTTATATACTGGGGTAAAAATATAACAAATTATTTTAATTCAATTCAAACAAATCATCGGGTAATTCTGTTAATGATTCCACCTCTATAATAGTATTGACCTCACTTTCTATATCATACAATCTTGCGGAACTTATATATTCATAGAGGTGCTTTTCTAAAACACTATACAACCTTTCACTACACCTCTCTAAGATTTTCTTTTCTAGATCACTTTCAGATATAAATTTGACAAGTTGTTTGTCAGCCATCCATTCTACTTTCATTCCAATTCAAACAAATTATCGGGTAATGGCCTCATTTTAGGCACACCACTACCACCTTTCGGAGGATTATCTGGATTAAGCATATCCACAGTCGGTTGACATAATTCCGTCTTAACAGAATTATACCTTGGATGGCAAACAGAATCACAGCCATGCCAATCCAAGGTTTTCTTAATTGGTTCTCCTACTGCTTGGATAAAATTGATAATCATCTCAGCTAGTAGAAAGTCAGGCACATCACACTCATTTTCAATGCAATGTGAATTTAGTAAAACCTGTAAGTCCGCCTTAAACTGCTTATTAAATATCTCAATTTTGTCCATGATGTTTCCTCTCTTTAAGTATTTTCGTCAGCCATCCATTCTACTTTCATGGCTTACAAATTATCAAGTTCTTTCAAAAGTTCTTCGTTGGATTGATCTTCTTCTTCATTATCAGGCTCAAATGGTGGGGGATCTTCTTCTCCTTTTTCTACTACAGGTTCGTCTTCTTTATTAGGTCCCTCCTCGTTTTTGAAATCGGGTATATCATCCTGTGCAATCTCTTTCTCCATACCTTTTGCCTTTTTCCATTCAGAACTTACAAGGTCCCACAACATAAGTGATTTCAAAGACTCTATAACATCTTCCTCATCCCTTTCCATACCTTCAAGATATTCATCAAGGTCAATAGTTGTCTTCATAACTTCTTCAATTTTCTTATCACTATCAGCTATGGCATGAGGCTTTCTTCCAAATTCACTAAGACCATAATCAGGCCATACCTTACCTCTTTTATCCTTTATGGTTGATGTTACTTTCAAAAAGAAATCAAATCCATCTTTACCAGGATCAAAGATTAGAGGACCTAATCCATTCTTTACATCTGTGACTTGTTCCTTGACCTTCTTTTCAATCTTACCAGGAAATTCATATGCTCTAACAGTTTCAGTAACTTTATCTTCTTCACTTTCAGCTTCAGCATCTCTTGGATCATCAACTACAAACCAATTGCCAACAAACTTTTCCTTTCTTTTAAAATCATAAGCCATAGCTTTATCAGCTTTGGTTCCAGTATAAAGTTTACTACTTACAGAACACCAAGGACAATAGTTATCAAAATGAAAGGTTTTAGGACAAAGGAAAAATGACCATTGATCCCCTATCTTAAACATATGATAATGATACTTCTTATAGAATTGACCTTTAGGATCTGGTAAAAATCTACCTACATAAACCTTAGCTTTATCAACAGTTCCCTTATCAGGATTCTTCCATGCTAATTCTGACCTTCTCAATCCACCACCACCTGCTGGTTTGTCTTTCTCATTCTTTTTCTGCTCCTGGAATTTGTCAAACAAGTCACCATTTATCCATTTACTCATGCTTTACACCCTCCTTTTCTACATATTCTCTTATTATGTTTACGACTGCGTAATTTAACAATAATTTTACTTCTTCATCTGCGAATTCGCAATCTAATTCACAACTTCCATCATCTTTATCTCTTATGTTTAATACGTTCATATTTTACCTCCTTTAGTATATTATATAGGAGTTAGTGTAAATTGTAAACTATTCATTTAAATTTTGTTCCTTATATTTATCTTTTTCGTTAAGGGTTCCCACTGTATCGTTACCATATATCATTTGTTCTCTTAATGGTTCCATATGTATAGGGCATACAGCTTTATCACGAATTGCTATACATCCACATTTATATTTTCTACTTCCATCCATTTTCCATAACGGATTGCCTCGTATATTAGTTGTCATTAGCTGTACCTCTTTCGCTTGTTCCCCCACCACTTTCACTTGTAGCGCTTGTTTTTACAGTATCATCCTTAGTATCATTGTTAAAGAAATTTGTGGTATTTGTGGCACCTTTCAGTCTACTGGAGGAGTAATTTTCATAGGACATTTTATATGTAGCACCGGAATCCCTTACTCCTTTATTAGAAGCATCAAAAGATATAGTATTGAGCCTATTTACACCAAGACCATCCACCGCAGTTTCTAATACATCTTGGTTAGCACCCATAAACACAAAGGTCCAATTATCAGTCTTTTGTAACCTTTCTATTCGTTCCTTTATTCTCAATCTACCTTCGTCCCATTTGTTTTCCACAGAAGCATTTTCAAATCCATCAGTAATAATAGTAACTAATGCAGCATGATTACCTTCTTTAGGCATATCATTCTCTATACAGCTTACGGCATACATTATAGCATCGTAAAGTGCCGTCATTCCTCCAAGCCAATAAGTTTTAAGAGGTTCTATAGCATTGATATCTTTACCTCTACAAACTTCCTTTACCTTACTATCAAACTCAATAATAGTAACATAGTTTGATTGCTCGTCAGAATCCTTTTTTATCTGTTCTAACTGTTCATTGAAATTTGTTCTTGATTGTTCTGCGAGATCACACATTGAACCACTATGATCCATCACAAATGCTATATGATTTACTGGTCTACTATCATTAAGTTTAACCTTTCCTTCCTCTTCCATATCACTTACTAAATCATCAAATCCACTCATATCATTTATCCTCCCTTTTCATTTCGTACCATTCACATTTTCCACCATTAAATCCCGGTAACACTTCCTCATATTGTACACATAAATCATACCATAAGTCAGGATGAAAATATTCTATTAAAGTTTCCTTTTCATCATTTCCAAATACTACAGAGGCACGATACATTATACCAACAACAGCATTAGGATCTAACTTCAATCGTTTGACTAATAGCTTTTTTATTTCATCATCTATCATTCTTTCTGGTGGGTGCATACTATCATTAGGTATAACCTTTACTTCATCCTCTTTTTTCTTCTTCTGTTTCAAAACATATCACCTAATATCCTCTATTATATCTTTAATTTCAGCTAATAAACATGCACCTATTGAATCATCATAAGAAAATAAATGCGCACCAAACATTACCTTTTTATCTCTTAAATCGGCATTTTTTTGGTCTAAAATTATACATGCATCAGATATATCTTCAATTTCAAGGTCTTTATTTTCTAATACTATTGAATCATCATTACATACTATAGTAATAGGTTTTTTAGACCAACAACCAAATATGTAACCATTACCTAAGTTTTTTTCATACCATACCCAACTCATCTTACTATTAATTCCACTAATTCTAAAGATTTATAATCAACAAGTGTACCATTACAAACAGGACATTTTGTTTCAGAAAACGGTAGCATTTCCTCTTGATTGACATAGTACTTTATCACAGTTTTTTCTCCTGCAATTACAAAAAATGTTTGCCATCTTCTACCACAAAAACAACAAAACCCGACCAAGTAGAAAAACTTGAATTAGTTAATGTATTAAACACCTTTCATTTCCTCTAATTTCACCAAACATTCTCTATATTGTTCTACTATATAAGGTATCAATGCTCTATCCTCGTCTGTGAGTTTTAATACTCCTTTACTGATTAAATGAACCAAGAAATATTTGTCAATTTTATTGTGTAAATAGTGCTGTACAGGAACACTAAAGTTTTTATCTCTAAGTCTACAATAATCCCTTACACCCTTTAGCTTTTCACCATTATATTTTGATATCCAATGTTTAACCCAAGCAATGGATTTTTTCAACTCTCCTTTGTCAATTTCCATCTCCCTTTTATGGTTTTTATCCCTTACCTTATATATATTCAACACCTTTGGTTCAAAAAATTGTAAGTATGTGAAGCTCTTATACAATTCAAACCCACAATCAAAAAATTTATCAGGATTTATGTTGGTCCATTTAGTATTGAAGTATTTCGTGGCTAATTCTAATGCCTCCCTATTCTTCTTGGACATCTTTGTTTTAAGGTGCTTGTCAAAATCTTTAGGAATCCTGTATCCTCTATTGTTAAATTCTGCTTGTGCTCTCCTGAAAGCTATATATATATCAAGTGTTTCGTACATTTTTTTGTCTTTCTTCCACCATTTCTTCATACAATTCTTCAAAAGACATTCCTATTCTTTTGAAAGTAAGTGTTCCTTCTTTTACCCCATTTCTTAAATCCTCAAATATTTCCATTAACTCTTCGTCCGTTTTTATAAGCATTGGTTCCTCTTTATAACTGTATCCTTGCCAATAAATTTCCATAATCACTGTTAATTGACACCATTGCATTACAATATGCTCGTAACTTATTAGCTAATGGTGCCAATTCAGTTTCAATTTCACTTTTACCTTCTTCTGCTTCTGTTTCTGGTGATTCGGGACCAATAATTGTAACAAGTCTATTTGATAGACTTGCTTGTGTATTAGCAGATTCCTTTATTAAATTTTCCAATCTGCCCATATAATTAAAAATTTGCCCTTGTTTTTCTTCAGTTTTTTCACAATCCATCACACTTTCCTCCTCTTTTACTTTTTATTATACAACTATTCTAATTATTTGTAAACTATGGAAGTCTTCGTCCCATAAAACTCAAATAGGTGCTAACATATTTCCTCAAGTTATCGTTTTCTTCCCACCATAATTGACCCTTTAGTGTTTTATAATCATCATTCCAAATTCTTTCTCTCAATTCTACATCTTTGGCTAATGCTTCTATACGGTCTATCATATATTCTTCTGTATCACACTTCATTTTCATTAGATTGTATGGTGCAACATTGCTATATATACCAGGTATTCCAGAAGCAGTAAATTCCAAGGCCTTGATATTACTCTTGCTATCATTAAACTCCCCTTTTTGTAATGGTGCTATTCCTATATCAGCATTCAAACTCTTCAAATAATTAGGATACTCAAATGTGTTCTGCCAGTCATGAAATTCTATCTTACCTTTAACATCTTCTAACTCCATAGGTAATGCTCCCATAAACACCCATTCATATACATCAGTTGTCCTTTTGATGAAATCCATAAGTTCGTTACCTAAATCCCCACCATCGGAAGAACTTTTCATTGAAGGATGTTTGAAATGGTTCTGACTCCCAGCCCATAATATCCTTATCTTATTACTTTCTTCATACCTTTCATGCTTAGGTTTGATATCACCCCATATGAATTTAGCAAGATGATTAGGTATAACTTTGATATTCTTATTATATTTGGAGTAAATTTTTCTTAATGGGTGAGTAGAGACAACTATACCATCAGATTCTCTCATCATGGCTTCTATATGATGAACATTATCCCTATAATATGTATGGGCGAAATTCCACTTAGGTATGTCCATAAGCAGATCATCAATTTCATATATTAATGGTATTTTATGTTTAGGTTGGATTAATTGACGGAATTTTCTATGAATGTTAAGGTGTGCTTCAGTTGCGGAACGTTGAAATTGTATAAAGGAGAAGTTTTTATAGAAGTTAGTATCCCCTATGTATTGAGAAAAGTAAGATGTATGAACTGATATTTTAGGTATCTTTAGATAATTGAGAAGGAGATAGGGGGTCACGGTCCTAAGAATTCCGCAACCTCCGAGGTCGCCTAAGAAGCTAAGGAAGCCTATGCGAGACGGTGTTTTTATTGGTAACAACTTTTTCTTTACTGACATATTTAATTAATTTCGTTCCTCCTTTAATTACCTGGCCATAGGACGATAGCATTTACACCATCATCACCGGCATATACATCTTCTTCTGTAAGTTCAGGCATATAAATTTCACCTGAATATTGTGAATCTGGTACATAAGTTTGCTTCGAAAAACCAGCCAATGGAGAATAACCATTACCTTCACTATCTAAAGGTAATACAACCAATACATCATCATCCAATGGTGCAAGTAAACGTCTTAAATCTTTAACCAACATATTAAAATACCCCCAATTCCTTTAGTGTTTCATTAATTCCAAGTTTCTTCAATTTCAAATTCAAAAACTCTGAAATGGTTGGCTGATAGATCTTTACATGAGGGAACATTTTAGCTTCTATGCATGATTTATGACCTTTCTTCAGGTTGCATTGCTTACATGAGGCAACACAATTTTCAAAAGTTGACTTACCACCTTTAGATTTAGGGATAACATGGTCAATGGTCAATTTCTTAGATTCCTTACCACAGTATACGCATTTGAAACCATCCCTTACTAAAACATTGCGCTTGGAAAACGGCACTTTAGTCTTGAAAAGGGTTCTAATGAATTTTACTAATTTCAAAACTAACGGAATCCTCATTACCACACTTCCATCGAAGTTCTTAATGATTCTCTCAGAGTACTTTAATACTTCTGTTTTACCTTTAACCATTAAGCAAACAGCTTTCTGCCATCCAATTGAACCAAGGTAGCTATAATCTGCATTTAAAAGTATTATATTGCTCATTTTCAACCCCCCATTTCATTAATTCTTCTAACATAGACTCTATTCTATCTAATTGTTCTTTATCTTCCCTTGTTAAAACTCCATATACAGATCCACCCTGTTCTATTGATAAACGCTGTTTTGCTGTGGTACCATTCGTTATCATATAGCTACTATAATCTTCATCTCCATTGGTGACTCTTAAATATTTAGTAGTTTCATCTAAAATTTTCATGTTATAATTCTCTTATCATCCTGCACCAATAGCTTTTTGAGTTCAGGTTTTTTCATAACATTGTCCGCAAACTCTTTATACTTACCCGAAGCCTCTTGCTTAGTAAACTTCTTAAAATTACCGTTATCATCCTCCAGCGTTATTACTGCCTTTCCTGTCTTACAAAATGCACATATCTGCTCACCCTTTTCTGTCACAAACATCATAGTTGGCGGCAGTATCGTGCGGCAACGTTGACAAAGACCCATGTTTACTCTCCTTATTTTTTATCTACAGCATTTACATCTGTTGAAAATACTATTATACCACCTTTGAACTTATCTAAACTCATTTGATGTGGTGATATGCCTTCCTTTAACAATTCTCCATTTAATGAATAATATTCCTGGATAATACCATCTTTATACCATAACCTATCATCTATAGATTCAAGAGCAAACCAATGCTTCTCATTATCTATAAGAATCTTCCTTTCTGAAATCTTATAATCATTTATATCCCTATATCTTAACCGGTCTGTAAATTTCATAATATTCCCATTAAATCATCATAACTAATTATTTGTGTACCATATTCTCTTGCCTTTTTTGTCTTACCTGATTGAGAATCTACATCATTAGTAACAAGGTAGTTGGTTGTTTTACTCATACCTTTTACTGTTCCGCCTTGATCTTCTATGAGTGATATAATTTCCTTTCTACCTATATCACCTTTACCAGTTAAAGCAAATTGTTGTCCTTTCAGTAACATATTATTATCTCCTTCTTTCTCAAACTTCATACCAATTTGTTCTGTAAGGTATTTATACAAGTTTTCACACCTATAAATGTTCATTACAATATTTCCTGCTATCTTAGGACCTACACTCTCACATTCTGTTAGTTCATCTATCCCAGATTCAAATATATTTTCAATAGTACCAAAGCATCCTAATAAAGTTTTTGACATCCTTCTACCCACACCTGGTATAGCGAATGATTGTAATAATTTTTCTTGTGTAGTAGTAAGGGTCTTAGTTATTTCATCTACTATCATTTCACCACTTCTTATACCGAAACCATCTATTTCCGATATTTCAAATTCATTAAGGTCATATACTTCTTCAATATAATGGACACCAAGCTTCTCTAATGTTATACTTGTTATATTCTCTGCACCTAATGCTCTTAGAAAATACTCTACGCTTTTTAGTGTCCTTGAATGACAGTTTTTATTAGTACAAACAATATCAACACCCTTCCATTCAACTTTAGTATCACAAGATGGACAATAATCAGGTACATCCTTCTTCTTAGATGTATTGTTCTCTACGGAGGTTAAATATGGAATTACATCACCACTCCTCGTTATTTTTACAGTAACTCCAGAAACAATACTATTGTCCAATATAAATTTGGCATTAAATCCTGTAGTCCTATTTATTTTGACACCACCTATTTCTATGGTTTCAAATATCACAACGGGTATAATCCTTCCTGTCCTACCAACATTCCACTCTACTGATAATACTTTAGTTTCGACTGATTCCCCTTGTACCTTAAACGCTATTTTATTTTTAGGGTATTTTACATCTTCCCTTTCTGAATTATTGACGGTTAATACAACACCATCTACATCCCAATCCCCTTTACTGCTTATCATAGACATTACTTCTTTAATATCAAATTCTTCCATCAATACCCATTCAGGTGTTCTTAAACCCAAAGATTCAATAAGCACAAATCTTTCATACTCAGTATAGGTTTTTAATTCAGCATATTCAATCAGTTCATAGAAAAATGGAAAAATCAATTCTACATCATTTAATTCATCTCTATTAAGCATACCGGCTACACCATTTCTTGCGGTCTTAAATCCAAGGTCCAAATGAGAACCACCTACAAGCAATGCTTCTCCACGTACTACCATGAGACTCTTATTTTCTATAGGCTCACAAAATATTTTAGCCTTATCCGTTATATCTCTACCATATTCACCATCACCTCTAGTAGAAGCAAATTCTACTTCACCATCTCTATATATAACAAGTATACTTACACCATCTAATTTCTGACTTGCTAAAATTTCACCAGGATGTTTTTCAATCCACCCATCTACGGTATCAGGTTTCAACTTATTAAGACTACCTAATACATAGGGTAGCTTTATCTTATCCTTTGAAGGTGAACCCACAGTTTTAAAATAGGGGTCGTTTGGATATTCCTCTTTAGCCTGTTCCTTTAGATAGTCATATTCTTCATCAGATATAGGAGAGGTACCATCAGTGTAATACAACAAATCATATTCTTTTAGTTTCTTAATCATCTAAATAACTCCCTGTCTCTTTCCAATGTTTAAGTATATTCCTTATATCTAAAAGAGCTTCAAGTTTACACACCTCTACACTCAATTTTGCTTCACTAACACTATATAAAGCATTACCACCAATTTCTTTTAGTCCATTCATTATTTCTTCTTTCTTTCTCATGCTAACATTCCCCCATCTGGTAGTGTAGGTTGTCCTTCTACTAACACCTTTAAAAATGCTTGTAATGTTTCCTTCAAATCAATAGGAACCACTTTCATATTGAATACCAGTTTACCCATTACCTTTTTAGGGTTAGATGTATAAGCATTGATAAAATTAGTGTCAGATTTATACACAACCTCTACGAGTTTTGCTATCTTCGTTTCCCAGAAAAGATTGTAATCCTCTTCTTTGATAAATATGGTTTGTTCTACAGGTTTTTCTATCATGCTTCCCCTTCCAAGCATTCCAATAGTCGCTTTAAACACTTAATCAGTTTGGTATTTTTAAGTTTGATCCTATTGTTAAATTCCTCTTCGGTTAATTCTACATCATTAAGATACCAATACTTCCAACCATTAATACATTCTATAGCAGGACCATCTGTTCTATGAAATTTACCATTCAGGTACCATTCCTTATCACCATTAATACATTCTATAGCAGGACCATCTGTTCTATGGAATTTACCATTCAAGTACCAATACTTATCACCATTTGCGCATTCTATAGCAGGACCATCTGTTCTATGGAGTTTACCATTCAGGAACCATTTCTTATCACCATTGGGATATTCTAAAGCAGGCCCATCTACTCTATGAAGTTTACCATTTAGAAACCATTGCTTAGTACTATCATCATACACCTTTACCGTATATTCTATCATCCTTCCTCCTCTGAAAACAAGCTGTCCTTATTATCTTTAACAATTTCATCCTTATCATATACTTCCCTCTTATGATACAGGCTCTCCAACTCTTTGTACAACACCTTCTTAATGGTTTTTAATTCACCAACCTTCATTTCATCCAACTGATCATCATCGACTAATTTCTTAATAGTGTTATCCACAACTCTTTTCCTATCATCGGAATCTTTTAGGTCACCATTGTTAAATAGACCTTTAGCAGTAGCTTCTACACTATCGCATAACATTAATACAGCCGCTTCTATTGATTGTGGTGGTTTACATTTATAACGATAAACATCATCAAGATTACTTTTTGACTTATTATAAAAGTATTGTAATACTGTGTTACCATGATGTTGGGAAATTATTTCAAGCATTTTATGTGGTATATCAGGTATTTGTAATAGAACCAGTATACTATCACCTACATGCCTTGTTATCAAATTGTAACTTACCATTGGGTCAATATCATCATGTATATTTGTACCATTCTGATTCTCACCAAAAGCATCAGGATTATTCATTTTACCTATATCATGATACATTGCTGATGCTCTCATAATATCCGTATCTAACTCCAGTATATTAGATACAGATTCACAGAAGTTCATAACATTATTACAATGACGAAAAGTACCAGGAGCGGCCTCTTTAAATTTATCCATCAAAGGGTAGTCAAGGTTTATAATATTTTTAAGTAACGAATCACTCATATAAAATACTCCTTTTTATCTTCTATAGTACCATAAATAATGAGAATTGTAAACTATTTGTGTGGAGCCTCTGGAGGAAATTGAATCCCCGTTTTTGCCTTACGAAAGCATTATTCTACCATTTGAACTACAGAGGCTTGGCAAAAAGACCCATAATGGAATCATATTTTGCTGAACAATAAGAATCATCGAAAGTTGCTTTATGTGCATATTTTAGCATTTGTAAAAAATTATAATTGTATGCTGGATTTCTATCCCAATTCTCTAATCTAATTACCTGACCAAGCCGACAACCTCTAATACTTACCTCATTACATATATAACGATATGAATGACCTTCTATACCATCCTTTTGTAAAAAATTATAATAATCTCGATGATTTGCAGCCATCACATATGTTGTATCATTTCTCATTCTATCCTAAAAAGGTCCCAATACTCTCCTGTTCTATTTTTTATAATTCCTATATCGACATTATCACTAACTATCATTACCTGAACATCTTTAGGTAAATAATGTTTAAGACTATTTTTTATTCTATCATACTCTTCAACAGTGGTTTCAATAGGTAATTTAACAACCAGTATATCACCTTTCTCTAATGATAACTTGTTCATTTCTTTAATTATACCATCCATACATCACCTTTTGTGGAGGAGGGTGTGGGATTCGAACCCACGAACGATATTCTTCGTATCGCTTTCTGTTTTCAAGACAGACGTAATCAGCCGGACTCTACCAACCCTCCCTTATGTTACCTCTACTATGTAAGTTTTGTTACTCAATTTACCTGTTTTAGTCACCCTCCTTACCTTCTTATACTTAAAGAAAGCAGGACAGGTATTTTTATACTTTTTTCTACAAATACCTTCACACAAATCAGCCACAGCACAACCTTCATAAATTCTTTCATCATTAGCCATTTCTCTCATAACTCCTTTTCAAATAATTCATCCAAATCAGAATATCTTGAATATTCAATCCTATCAATCCAATCTTTATGATAAAGTCTTTGATAAGTCTTAGAATCAGTGAACACTATAAATCTCCATCCACCATTACGTTCATCAAATATTTCACCCTCATGAGGCACACCATCAAAGTATTTCTCCATATCAGATGTAATAAAGTACTTGTAATCATCTAAAGGCTTATTACCATAATACTTTAGCATGTCTAATGTCTTCAGGGTTATAAACATTTTTACTTTTCCTTATACAATCTATATATGCTTTTTACACCATTTTCCATTTTCTTGTAGGCTGATGGATTAGATGTGTGTATCATGATATTAGGAGGTATAAAACTTGTTGTAGCAACCCTTTCCTCCATCCATAGTATCACATCATATCCTGTGCCTTTCTGATCATTACCAAGGTCATGATCTAAAGAAATTACTGTTACTCTACCTGTTTCAAGTAATTTGATAGCTTCTTTAGGCCATTTAACTAATTCCCAATCACTGGTGGGTATACGAATATCATCAAGATAAACCTTCATTGCTCACAACTTCCTTTCTGTAATGGTGGTAGCGAAGGAAAGAATCGAACTTTCTTACAACAAGATATGAGCTTGTGTCACTTACCAAAGTTCATCGCCATAAATTCAGGATGTAGAGCCAGGAGTTGAACCTGGAAAGCCTGGGATATGAACCCAAGTGGGAGACCCCTCCTCTCTACGATAATTTTGTGTGGAGTCCCTGGAGGGAATCAAGCCCTCTCTAATGATTTTGCAGACCACTACTAACATCAGTTATCAGGGACATATTTTTGTGTGGTACCCCGAACAGGATTCGAACCTGTAATGCTCTCTAATCTGGAGACTATGCCGGGTATAAGCCGGGTGTGTTACCGTTACACTATCAGGGCATGTACTATAATTTCATACTAAACAATTCATCTAAATCTTCGTGTCTATTTACGTCCATTGTCCAATCTTTATGTACTAACCAATAAGTTCTATCAGCATCTACATAATTATAACAATCATCTTCAAAATTTGTAACCTTCCTAATGGTTACACCATCAAAGAATTTTATCATGTCTTCCGCTAATACAGGATACATACCGGGGTTCACAATATCCCCAATTTTTTTGAATACTACATTCATTTTAATTCCACATTCAATACATTTTTGATGATCTTTCTAAACTCATCCCAGTCCTTCTTTTCCACTGTTTTCTCCATTGATTTGATTTCATTTTTAGAAGCAACCCTATAGAACTTTACCATTTCTTCTATCCCAAGATTTCCTGGATATGAGGCCTCCGTCAACATCCATCTATCAAATTTCATATAATCCCCCTTATCCCATTCCAAACCCCGCTACACCTTTAAATTTCTCAGGTTTATTTATAACTCTATACCCTTTATCTTCTTTCCATTCAAACCATAAAGCATTCATGTCAATATTATACATACCTTCATCAATGCTCTCAATGACACAATACCTAAACCATCCATTCTCATAAATATCACCATTATTATACTCAACACTTTCAATAGCATCATTCAGGTCATAATAAAACCCCACGGTTCTAGAACCCTTTGGCCACTTCACATCATTTATGGTAGTTATCACATGAATTTTACTTGCCATTATACAAATTCCTCTAATTCCTCTAATTATGGAACCCCTGACAGGAATTGCACCTGCGTACGATATCTTAGGAGGATATTGCTGTTCTACTCAGCTACAGGGGTTTAATTTTTTGGTAGGCCCGGAAGGTAATGCTCCCTCGTCTTATGGGTAAGAACCAAATATTCTACTATTTGAACTACGAGCCCATATTTTAAATGCTGTGTTGGTAGTTTATACCTACTGGCTATTTATCATCTCCCGAAAATAGCTTCCGTTGCTTCCGTATAGAGTAGCACACGCCCATATACTGGTGAAGATTAGCATCCATATTTAAATGGCAACACAGCAAAATCTGGACCGCCTGGGGAGAGTCGAACTCCCATGTGTCCATTAGCTTTCTACCGATTAGAAGTCGGTCGGCATACAGGCGGTTATATTCTTTCTTTATTTATTTCTTTAATCTTCAACCATTTCTTCTTTGTCATTTTTTCATCTTTTGATCTTTTCAAGTGTGCTGCTTGTCTTTTCTCTTTGCAAGCTTTTAATCTCTCTTGACGTTTGGCTTCCTTTGCAATTCGTTTTGCTTTATTCTTTTCTCTACGGCCTTCAAGACGGTATTTCTTACAATTTTTTTCATCACGTCCAAATTTCCTTGTTCCGCCACCACCTCTTCCACCTTGTCTACCCATTTTATTACTCTCCCTTCTTCTCTAATCTTTCATTTCTACATGCCTTAGAATGACAATATGTATCATACTTCTTACACACTAACACTTCATGATTACACCAAAAGCATTTCACCTTTATTAGATTACCATTTTCAACACATTCTAAATATTGTTCTCTAAAACCTTTCATGTAATTACCTTTTTAAAATTTGGTGAGCGGGTCCCAGGATTTGAACCAAGACCTCCCAACGGGTAGTCGGGTATGCTACTGTTACACCAAACCCGCTTAATTTGTTCTATATATGGTATCTCGAAGGGGATTTGAACCCTGTCTTTGGTTAGAGACCAATGTCCTGCCATTTAGACGACCGAGATAAAACTTTCTTTGGTAGTGCTACGGAGAATCGAACTCCGATTATGCGATAGAAAGTCGCATGTCCTACCATTAGACGACAGCACCAAATTCTTATACTTCTATAATAACAGATATGAAGATAATTGTAAACTTTAGAAATTTTTATTAATGGCAGGTCCACCAGGATTCAAACCTGGGTAGTTCGGATCAGAGCCGAGTATGTTATCGCTACATCATGGACCTGTATGGTAGCCCCTCACGGTACCGCCCCGTGTTTTCCCACTTGTAAGGAGGGTGTAATACTTTTCTACTAAGGGGCTATAGTATATATTGACCATAAGCAGGATTGACTTAGAAGTAGCGTTCCATCATCTTCTAAAACCTACTACCGGTGGGTTTGCGGTTACTTATGGTCAAGTATAAAAATTGAATATGCCTTGACCAGGTCGCTCGGTTGATAAATGCAGACGCCGTTTACTTATCCCACGGCCAACAGGCAACCTCTACCTACGTCTTAGTGACGACCGCCCTCATTGCAAGACATATTCAATTGTTTGTATGTGGTAGCCAGGGATTTGAACCCTGGACGAGGGGACTGCGAAACTGGCTAACCTCACCCCTCACGCCAATAAAACGGATGCCTTATGTTTCTGATTCGCGTTTAGCGCCCATCGGAATTGACAAATATGCCGAGCCTTCCTTTACTCCCCATTTAACGCCCGATTGTCAATTTTTACGCCACTACCACACACATTACTTTTTCTTAAATCCGAATCCACAAAACCCTTGAAAAAATGACAGGTATTCTGTGTTGATAGTAATTCTTACATAATATGGACACTGATCTTTCCGAGAATCAGCACAAAGTTTCATTTCTATTGGTATTGTGTTGTTAGAATTGCAGCCAGATTGCGGAGTTCCATCTCCTATTTCAATCTTAGTTGTTTTATCCATGTCTACAGCCTCCTTATGTTACTACCACATATATTACAAATACCCACCTAACATTTCTACTACAATCTTACTTACATTGTATACATACTGCAATTCCTTCTTCTTTAAACCTTGAAGTTCATCAATGTAATCCTTGTCAAACTCTTCCTTAGCGTCATTCAGAACATACTTGATATATTTCCCTATTTGCTTTGGATTTGAAATCTCACCATGTTTAGAAAATACACTCAGAAGCCTGTTCTTTGTTATGTAATCCTTGAAACCTTCTTGTAGTTCAACCAATTTATCATCTACAGGTTTTCTTTCCCTCTTAGGCTTGACTTCCCCAAACTTTTCTCCCTTCTTCTTTAGATAGAACACGTTACCTATCTTGGTGGTCGGGGTATCCTCACCATAAGTTATACTATAAATCTTGTTATATGGTTTGATTACTACACCTTCAATGTTATCCCCACCTTCGGGGTACACAAGGCTTTTGACATCCTCAACATTAAAATCTAAGGCTTCCTGGAGACCCTTAACTATACCAAAAGAGGGGATCAGAAAATCTTCTATATTGAGTAATGAGAACATATCCTCCATTTCCCAAGGTGTCAGTAACACATCATTGATAATCATGTCATAAGCCAATAGAAACTTACCATCACCATAATTGATTCTCTTTTGAATACCTGTACCAAACACCTCACAGTAAACATTAAGAGTGGATTCTGTTTCTTTAGCATATTTCTTTAGCACATCTACAACATCCATATACTTAGTTTCTACAATGAATTGAATATTATAGAAATTTTCCTTTGGCCCTACTATACCACTTCTCTTAACTATACTCCATGTACCATCAGATTCAAAGACAAGAGAAATATTGGCACCATCAATCTTTACCTGTATGATGTAGTCCTCTGTCTCTAATTCAGGAAACCTTTCCAGCCAATAATCAATTTCTTTTTGCCTATATGAATTATCGATGCTGAAATATTTTCTGAACATTATACACAACCTCCACAACATCCATATGGTATTTCAGAATTAACTTTATTTAAAACACCCTCTTTATATTCTTCTGGAAAACCATCTGGCCATTCATCAATAGTCCATGGTCCTGATTCAATATGCTCACTCCAATCATCATCAAAATAAACGGAACCACCTGAACTTAAACAATATTCACCAAAATCCCATTCTTTTCCATCAACAAATACTTGTAAAGTACCTCTACATAAGTTAGGATATTCGCCATTATATTTTATATTTATTTTTGACATTTTATCCCCTTTGTGTGGAAGGCGGAATGGGGGTCGAACCCATAAAATCCAAGATTCAAAGTCTTGTGCCCTACCAGTTGGGCTACCCGCCTTTATTTACCAATCCTCATTTACATCACAGTATTTAATTTGATCCCAAAGCTCACTAGAATGTTCTATCATCCAATCTCCTACATCAAGGTATTCACAGTAACCATTCAACTGATGAGGTTTACTGTCTATTATTTTCCAGAAAGGACAAAGATACCCATTTGTGCTGTAACAGTATAGACCTTTAGGTATTAATTTTTCTGTTTTCATCTTTTACCAATCTATAACATGCTCTAAACATTCTAATTGTCTTTGAATTTTTATGTTTCCAATTTTGACCTTCATACTGAACCCATCCATCTTTTACATCAGTTACTTCAAAATATATCTTTCTATCGAATGGAGAATCACTATAATCCAATTCCCATACTTGACCGATTTTCACCTTTGGACCAAAAAACATTCTTAACAGATAATGCATTTTTCATTTCCTTTCATAGCTTATTGTATCATTTTTTCCAAGACTTGTAAACACCTTCATGATTATAGTATTTTTCAAAATATTCCTCAAAAAACATACCCTCATATTGATATTTCCTTAATTGTAAGTATATCGTACCAGCTAAATCTACTAATTCATCTCTTGGTATATAAGGATTATGATTATCTTCATATGTACAGATTCTAAGACTACCCATTACTCAAACCACTCCTTTCCTTCCTCTTCTAATATGAGTTCTTTTTCATAATCCAACATCCTTCGTAAAATCTTCGAATCCTCTTTATTGAGTATGAGGTTGGGTTCTTGTAATTTATCGATCTCAATGAATCGTTTAACAACAGCACTATTAGTCCTTATCATGTCTTTTCTAAAGAGATTGAATTGTACCTCATTATCCTCTATCCTCTTTTGAATTCTATTTAACCTTTTTCTACTAATAAACATTTTACCCCCTTCTTACAACATTAGAAAAATTACCGTTAGAAGTAATAACATCATGTATATATACATTTCGTGTGGTTCCATTGTATTCTCTTTTTTGGTACCGCTACCCGGAGTCGAACCGGGACGCCCGAAGGCACAGGATCTAAGCCTGCTGATTAGGCCAATTCATCTATAGCGGCATATTATTTATGAATAAAAAATGATTTGTTATACCCCATGTCTGATTTTGGGACAACGTGAGCATTTCCAATCGAAATTCTCATCTCGAAACCATTTCTTAATAGATACAGGACCATTCATGTTTCTTGGCACAAATTTAATCGTTTTATCAAATTTATGAAAACCAAACTTGCAAAGTAATTTTTTCATTTACGGTCTCCTCTTTATAATCTTATGGTAGGGATGATGGGATTCGAACCCATACTGTACGGATTTTAAGTCCGCTGACTCTGCCGTTGGCCTACACCCCCATGGTGCTCATTCCCGGAGTCGAACCGGGAAACTGTTAGATTTGAGCTAACAAGGTATGCCAAGATTCCCTTCAAATGAGCATAAATTTTAAGATCTTGTTAACCAGTACATTATACTTGCTATTGAAACACCAAATAATGCCAAAATACCAATAATAACTAAAAATCCTAAACCTATTGCAAATCCTGCCCACAATGGACATAATACCCACCACCATGACCAAGCAATATAACCTGTCAACTTTAGTGTTATGAATACAACAGTTAATAAACCAGCAAACCCTATTCCACCACTTGAACTTGACATATTCTTCTCCTTTGTAATTACACCATCAACTGTTTCCTTGTAATTAAATAGATCCATCTTCCTCCTTTTATGGAGCCGTTGATGGGTTCTGACCCCACTACCTTCTACTTACCAAGCAGATGCTCTACCAACTGAGCTACAACGGCTTATTATCCTTCATGTAAGCAACATAGTGATTATCAATACTCTTAATGGCATCGTTCAGACAACCTTTGCATAAGATCATGGATGCGCCCGTAGGAATAGAATATCTCATATACACTTCTGTTTGGCAGCCACATAAAGAACAAACCATCCATTCATTCTCAAATCCACCCTTTTCATTTCTCCAATTATCTACAACCATTCCAGACATACTATATGCTCCTTTGTATTTTGGTGAGGGATGAAGGAATCGAACCTCCTGACCGACCACCCTGCATAATAGGTCCAGCGGGTTACAGCCGCCGACAGGGAACATCCCCCATATATTCTTTTTGGCAGTGAGTAGGGGATTTGAACCCCTGGTGCCTTTACAGGTCACGCTGGTTTAGCAAACCAGTACCATAAACCAAACTCGGCCAACTCACTATAATTTCTGTGGAGAGAGCTGGGTTATTCATACCCTTTATTAACGCCCGCCCTCAAGGCGTATTAAATTTTGGAGCAGGTGGAGGGGATTGAACCCTCGTATTCTGGGTGGAAGCCAAAAATTTTACCAATTAAATTACACCTGCACTTCTTTTTCTCCAATTTCTTCTATCTTCTCTTATACAATTTTCATTTCTACTACCATAATTATCAGTTAGTGAATGACAATTAGGACACAGAAGTTCTAAATTTTCCTCTTTATTATTTTTACAATTACCATCAATATGATGAACTGTCAACGGTATATTACCAGTATGTATGTTTGTTCTTGACCAACCACATTCTTGGCATTCGTTATCATATATTTCAAACATATACCTTCTTATATGGCGAGATAAATATTCGTTATCATTCGAACCCTTTTCTAATCCTTGTTTCCACCTTTCAATGTATTGTTTATATGTATATTCCCATTGACATTGGTGATTACAATACTTTTTTCTGTAATTATCTAACAACTTCTTTCCACAATTCAAACAATGTGTGTAAACTTCTCTCGGTATGTAAGGTTTACCACCACTTAATGTTTCACTTACTTTCTTTTTTGTTTCATATGACCTTGCTCCTCTACTGTTAGCACAAGACCTACAACAAAATCTACCACTTCCGAAACTTCCATCATGTTCTTTACCGCATTTCTCATTCTCACATTTCATAATTTGAACCTCCAATATTTTATACTCTTATTTATACTCTTGGTTCAAATTTTTCCATATTCTATCAATTAAACATCACACCCGCTAATTATCCTTTTAATCAAAATATGTTGGTATACCCTTTGTTTTCAAGTTAAACCAACGTTCATAATCCCAGGAATACACAGCATATTTGATACCAGGAACCATAGGTACAGTTTGTCCGTTCATCCATTTACCAAACTCTTCCTTGTATTTTTCAGGGATATCATTTTCATCAACATAAGAGATAAATTCATCTCCATCCTCATCATAGTAGTATCTCTTAACTTTTGTATTTCCTATTTTATCCATTATACCATCCCCTTTTCTGATTGTAAACCCACCAATATAGGTAACAGGTTCTTGAATTTTCTTGGTTTATAATGCATCTGTTCCACACTTACATTCATATACTTACATCCATTAAAGCCTTCCCAAACAAACAGGGACTTCTGATGCCAGTGCCCGTGAATGCAATAACATCCTTTACCAAGGTCATCGTCTTGTAGAGGTCTATGTGTAAAATAAACTATCTTATCATCCTCTAATTTACCACTATGTACTACGAATGGACCTATTTTAGTTATACCTACATCCTTATACCATTGTTTACCATGTCTATCGTGATTACCACCTATCATAATGATGTTTCCATTCAACATAGAGGTAACTTCTTTGGTCATTTCTTTATTACCAAGAGAAAAATCACCAAGATGGAGTACTGTATCATCATCCTTAATCACATCATTCCAATTATTTATACATATCTCTTGCCAATCTTGGGGTCTACCGCAATACTCAATTATGTTCTTATGCCAAAAATGTGTATCACTTATGAGCCATATTTCTTGTAATTCCTCCCATGTAAAAAAATTCATATACCCTTTATAACTGTTTTTCTGAAATTTTTGTTGTAATTTATCCAACACTGCCTGCACTTTCCATGGATCATATTTCATCACGACATCTTCCTTTCTTAATTTTGGTAGCCGGAGAAGGAGTTGAACCCTCATTAATCGCTCATCAGGCGACTTTCTTACCGTTAGAAGACCCGGCCATAGCTTTATTATGGAGCCCCGAGAGGGAATTGAACCCACGTCTAAAGGTTACAAATCTTTTGTTCTACCAATTAAACTATCAGGGCTTGATATTTTGGCGGTGGTAGCGGGATTTGAACCCGCGACATTTCGGGCGACAACCGAATATCCTCGACCTGACTAGATCATACCACCATATTCATTTCATTTGGGTCAAACGAGGGGAGTCGAACCCCCTAACACTTGATTCACAGTCAAGTCCCGCGCCGTTTAGGTTCGTTTGACATAATTCGGGTAAGGAATGTTACTTACTTACCCCTTTTATATTTATTATTGGTTTTATATAGTCCACAACTTCAATAACGATACCTTCTTGTCTACTCATAACATCACTGATATCTTTATAAGCAAACCGTGATTCATCTAAGGTACTTTTATCAGCTTTACAGACTATACCTTCCATATCCTTGATAAAATCATCTAAGTCTATGGTTTCCTTTGCTTTTCTACGACTAAATCTCCTTCCTGCTCCATGAGAAGCGGAAGATAAATATTCATCATTACCTAAACCCTTTGTAACATATACACCATCTTTCATGTTACCAGGTATCACACCTAATTGTCCTTTGTCTGCTGGTGTTGCACCCTTACGATGTAAAACTGTACCATCAGATTGAACAATAGCATGGTTATGATTTTCGTTTATCATATCACGAATATACATATGATGTAAACCTAAAATCTCTAACACCTTTTCCATCATTATCTTTCGATTATATAATGCATATTCTTGGGCAAACTTCATATCTTGTAAGTAGGCTTTACCATACTCACCATCTAAGTGCAAGAAACCATTAGGCAAATCTTTATCTACATTCTTGGACAACTTCATCCAATAAGACGCTATGCTATGTCCTATGTTACGAGAACCCGAATGTATGGTTATGGATAAAGAACCTCTACTATATGCTTCACCTATCTCTATAAAGTGATTACCACTACCTAAAGTGCCAATTTGTACCCACAATCTTTTTGCAACCTTTTTATCTAATTTTTTATCACCACTTGCAGATTTGAAAGATTTATAGTCCAATCCTTTCTCTCTGGAATTAAATCCTACAGGTATCTTTTCATATATATCATCAAATATGTAGTTCTCTTTACCATATATATAAGATACATGTTCACCGGACATTATACAACACATGCCGCATCCGATGTCATAGCCAACGTAAGAAGGAGAGATAACACCATCCAATAAAGCAACCCCACCTATTGGTAAAGAATACCCTACATGACAATCAGGCATTACAGCCAACACTTTCAAGAAATCCAAATTCAAAGCATAGTATATTTGTTGCTGAGCTTCTTGTTCTAATTCCTCTAAGGGTATCAAAGTTCTTAATTTATCTAAGTTAGCCATTTCTTATTCACACTCTACACCTTTCAATTTCATATTTCTTGTTATATCCTCTACTTTGGCATCCCTCCACCTATATTCAGTTGTATTAAAAGGTACATCATAGTATTTTTCTTCCACCTGTAATATTAATTTTCCTTTTTTATCAACTCTGAACCGTTTCAAATCAGTTAATTTCATAATACATTTTATCCTTTCTCACTTTAATTTCTCAACCCATTCTTTATACATCTTCTTATTCTCTTCTTCTGTAAGTGCTTGACCTTCAAGAGTCATTGTATGAGAAGCTCGTTCAACCCATTTCTTCACCAGTCTCTTAATGGAGGAGAGTGAGGGACTCGAACCCTCAAAAGCATTACCTTTAGACACGCTTCCAACATGATTGACTTTCCCCACTGTCCAACTCTCCTTTATATTTCCTTAGCAATTTTGTTTAATTGGTCTAATACTACTGATTTTACTTCACTATAGGCATTTTGTAAACTCTCACCTTCTAAAACATCCACAGTCAACCCTACTTGGATTTTTTTGGATTCATAATTACCAATATTTACAGTTCTTGATAACGTTACCTCAATTTTTTCATTCTTCCAAGATTTTTCATGCATCACACTTTCCTCCTTTTTAATTTATGGTAGGAGCGGGGAGAATCGAACTCACCGATACCCGGCTTAAAAGGCCGGTGCCATTCCACTTGGCTACGCTCCCATAATGTTAATTTTTAATGGCGGGTGCCAGGAGACTTGAACTCCTATCTTATAGTTTAACAGACTATTGCTCTATCCTATTTGAGCTAAGCACCCAAATTGTAATTACTTTCATGTTTTATTATATCATAAAACTCTCTTATTTGTCTATATAACTTTTTTCTTCCATTTTTTGTATACGGTACAAACCATTGAATTCTATATACTGTATAACCATTTTTAGTTAAATAGGCATCTTTTTTTATATCACTTTCCATCCTTCTTTTTTGTCTATGTTGTTTACCATCAACCTCTAATACTATTCTATCATTTATTACAAAATCAGCAAAATATTTACCTATTTTCTTTTCCCTTATATAATCTATGTCTTCTTCTTTAAAAACATCCATAAAATATTGTTCAGGATATGATGGTTTTAATTTTGTTCTTGTAGCCCAACCTTTAAAAGAACTTCTCTTTGCTATTTCTTTTCCTATTCTTATAGCTTGTTTTATATATTCCGGATCTTTAGGAAGACATTTTTTACACAAACCCCATTTTGTTTTTCTTCTTAATACTTTACCACAATTCTTACATATATTCTTTGCATGTTTAGGAAAACATTCCTTACAAAATACTCTTTTAGGGTCCGTTTGTAATTTAACTGTTACTAATTCACTACAATCACAACATTTTACATCCTTAAACCCATCCACTTTTCTTTTATCAGCAAAATATATATTGGAACATTTATAGGAACATGTTGTATTGTTATCCTTCCCACTAGTTTCAAATTCTTTGTTACATTGCGGACACACTTTCTTTATAATTTTTTCATATTTTCTATTTCTCCATTGTTTATCAAAATGTGTAGTATCAATATCATATGTTTCTATATATTCTTTTAGTATAAGAGTAGTATCACCTTTAGTATATCCAAATAAATTTATTGATATATCATTTCTATTCTTATTATTACTGATACTTTCCTTGATTCTTTCATGTCCGAATTTTCGTATAAAGTTTTCTAATTTCATTTTTACCTCCTTCATATATTTATACAAAAGAGGTCATTTTTATAGGTTTTGAACCCAAAGAAATAAACTTTTTCAGGTAGGTGGGGCTCGAACCCACATAGTCTCCGGTCCAGACGGAGTAGGCAACCAATTGCCCTCACTACCTGAAAAAATTTACTACTCTTTATATATCCTTTCCCAACATTCTCTACACAATTGACCTGCGCCTTCCACATAGTACATTCTATAGTCAATATGTGTTTCCTGTTCATATTCAGTTTCTTTACCACATGATGCACATTTATCTTTCATTTGTCTTAATCTCCTTATTTTCAATATTGGTGGAAGCTGAGGGAATCGAACCCTCGTCCCTGCCTTGCAAAAGCAGAATTCTTCCGTTAAACTAAGCCCCCATATTTATTCTCTTATTTCTTTCAATTCACATACTATATTCTTTATAACGTGACATTTTTTCTTAGAACAGTATAGTACATCAAATGTTCTACAACTACCATAACCATCTAATGCTTCTACCTTTGCTGTTTCAGCGTACTTACATATTCTATCACAAAACTTCATTCTTGTAAACCCCCTCGTAATTGTTAATGGAACGCCTGGAGGGACTCGAACCCCCGACTTTTTGATTCGTAGTCAAAATCTCTAATTCCACTGAGTTACAGGCGCTTAGTTTGGTGGAGGATACTGGAATCGAACCAGCAACTACCCGGTACTTCACACCGGAGCTCTACCGTTGGAGCTAATCCTCCTCTTTTGGCACGTCTGGAGAGATTTGAACTCCCATCATCTAGTTTTGGAGACTAGTGCCTTAGCCAGTTAGACCACAGACGCACAATAAAAAAGGGTTTCTACTTTGTATGGCAGAAACCCTTGGGTATTACTTCTTCTATGGATTTCTACCGCTTACATTGGTTCTGTCCTCTTATCATTAATATTAAGCAAACCTGACCATGCCGGACTCGCAGTAAGATAATGTTTTCTAAATTGTAAGTGTCGTTTATTCTCCATAATTTTATTCCTTATTTCTATTTATACTTTATGGTAACATTTTTCCAGAAAATTGTAAACTATTTATCCTTTTCTTTACAAAATTCTCTCAATTCTTCCCATAACTCCTTGATATCTTTGGGTTTAAAGCTTAGATCACCTTTCAAATCCCTCATTATGAAGAACCTTTCCATTTCAGGCATCAGCTCCCAATTCCTTTTAGCCCAGTCAACAAATTCTATTACTGGAAAGGTATCATGGGACTTGAAACAGTACTTAAACGACTGATATATCATCCAATCAGGCATTTCCAATTTCTTTTTCCTATCTTTATAAGCATACATCATTGTTAATCCTCCTATTGTTCTTCAGTAGGAAAATAATACACACCTTCGGTTAGTTCAGCATGGCTACCATTAGCTATAACAGTAACATAAGGGTGATAATTATCATTCAACCATTTAATTAGTGGTCGAGTGATCTTTTCAAATTCTTCTTTTTGCGTTTCAGTAATTGTTATATTTTTACCCATTACCATTCATCTCCATTTGCAGTTATATCTTCATCTACCATATCTTCTTCCACATTATTCATCTTATCAAACACCTTTTCCAATTTCCATAAAGCTTCCCTTGACATCCAACCTCCAGGAGCCAGCTTATTGAACACTTTCTTCAAAAACCCTAAAGTTACAGGGGACAACGTTTCATTCTTTCCTTTTATTCTCTTATCAAGGTTATTGAATTTCATATCAGTTGCAAAGGTTATTACTTCGGAGGTGTCAATGTATCTCCTAACTTTTGCTCTCTTACCACTTACACAGATGCTTGATATGCTCTTACCACTAAAGGTCATGCTATGGAAGCCCTTATCCTTATCTTCCAAAATAGTAGTAAATATCAGCTTGTTACCATCATCAAACTCTATGTAAGGAACATTCTTAGGTGACGAGTATTTTAATCGCATTCACTACATCTCCTCTACAGGCGCAAAACCCTCTAAATATAAACCCATATCATCATAAGCCCAATGGATTTCTTTATTTATAAAACCAGCTTGTTTTTTGACTGTATGACCATCACCTATAGAATCACCGAAGCAACGATCCAATGCTCTTACAGTAGGTCCATTATCACAAGGAACGCTGTCGGTCTCTCCTGTCTTACTATCCTCTATAATAAGGGTACCCATACCAGAATTCCAACTACCCTTAAATGCTTTTATAATGCCTCTTTTGACTGTCATGTTGTATTTCCTTTCGATTGTACCCCTACACACATAGAGATATAATCATTTTTTACTCACCATTCACGACTAATGCTCTTTCATCATACCCATAAAGGTCACCAGCCATGCGATTTATTGTATTGAACCTACTAGAGAACACATTAGAACCGTTGCGTGCTTTGGTTTCATGTGTAGCCAAAAATGTGAGCACGTTATATGCACCATATTTGTCCTCATTCAACTTCTGGCTGTTCATAGTAGGCTCATAGGCATCCTTAACAGCCTCACCCACTTTCTTACCAAGGTATTCTCTTCCATCAACAAAGGCATCAAAGTCAGCCTGGTTGAATCCAATCTCTGCCCAGCCAGACCAGGTCAGTACATTCTCCTGGAAAGCATCCAATTTGGAATCCACTGACAATCTTAACCTTTCGGGGTTGTCAACATAATGAGCATAGGATTCACGAAAGAAGGACTTACGACCCAACACCTGACCATTCTCACAAATGCTACGATATCCCATCAGTTCATATCCAAATGCAGTACGAGCATCATAACCGTTGAAAATCTCTAATAGCAACCCAACACTATCATCTGGAAGAACCTCAAAATTGAAGCTATCCTCTCCGAATATAATTCTCCTACGCCATCTTCGAGTTGTTGCATCTAAATGGTCATGAACCTCTTTCACCTCAAGTCCATCAAGGGCTTCATCAAACAGGGAATTGATATTACTGTTAGGAAGCAACTCATAATTCTCTGAAACCAGTCCTAAGATATCATCGGTTTCATCATTGATAAGTGCTACCTTGGGTATACTCAGTCCACTTTCGGTCTTGATAGTCTCTTTACGGACACTAAAAAACGGATTTCTTTCCTCTTTATACATATTTTCTTCCCCCTATTTCTATCATATCATCTGGACCTATATCCAAAGGAAAATCCCCTTGTATTTGACCACAATCTATACAATAGGAGAATTCCACATAATCATCACCACCTATACCAAGGAAATCAGGCACATATCCGTCATATTCTATACCGAGATAGTCTAAATTAAAACAATCAGAGCATTTTGAGGATATGTCAATTACCCTTTCCTTACCACACCTTTGACAGGCCATTATTCCTCTACCTCCACCACCTGTTTACGATGCTTGTAAGCCAAACCTTTACCCATACGAAACTTAGAAGCCTGACGGGTTGTGGGTTCTACCTCTGCCATACCACAAGCCTTATTGAAAAAGCTATCACCCTTGGCAAACATCTTGTTAGTAACCTTCTTGACTGCTTTCTTGACTACTTTCTTTTTAGAACTCATAATTATTTTCTCCTCACTCAAATTTAAACTTAGTGTAACACAGAATTCTCAGAATGTAAACAATTATCCTCCAGTTTTATCCCAATCATTTCCGAATACTTCAACACCTTCATGTTTCCAAAAGCTAACCATTTTATCTGGAAAACCCTTTCTACCTTCTTTCTCTCTCCATTCTTCAAGTGCTTTACGATCTTTACTGGATTCACTATCTTCTTCTTCTTTGAGGGGTATCTTATCATCTATCTCCTCATAATCATCCTTTACCTCAACACCTTCATCCTCAAGGGCATAGGAAATAAGGAACATCGTACCAAACTTCATCATTTCATCAGTAAAGTATTCCATATTGCCTAAGAATTCCTCAACCATATCATCCATTTCCTCTTTGGATTTTGGGGAATACGCAATACTCTTAACCATATCGGATAGCATTTTACCTTTGAACTCATTAAATTCCTTTCTAAGAAAATCATATTCAAAATCCCGAACACCATCAACCTCAAAATTATAGGCTGGTCCAAAACCTGCTACATACTTACCATCTTTGTATAAACTCAGTTCATTACTCATATTATCTATTACCTCTCTTGGATGCTTTTATAGGGTTGATGAATTTTTTAGCCTTTTCACCGCCCTCAATTATCTTATCACTCTTCAATGGACAGGTAAATATACGATGCTTCATAGCGGGTTTTGCGTACGCTATACAGATATCACCATCTACTTTATTACACCCCACACAAGCAGGTACTATCAATTCATGTATCATTTTTTTATCTCCTCTCTCTTTCATTCAAAATTCTAAACTTAGTGTAACACAAAAATTTGAAGATGTAAACATAATTTTGTTGTGGTAGTAGTGAATTCCGCCATCCATTACTGAACCAGGATTCGAACCTGGACGATAGGTTTTTTGGGTCATTCCCTATCTCGGTCATTACCCCTGCCCGATACAGACGACACATGATGTATTGTAACCGTCCCTTGCGTCTACCAATGACAAGCTCTCTGCTCATACAAGGCTCAAGCATGAGGTTACGATCCTTCGTGCTGTCTCGACCTGTCATGTTGCCTTTACTTGCCAATTCCGCCACTACCACAAAATATTATCTTACACAATTTTTGGGAATTTCAGGAAATCCAAGCTTTGCTCTCTCTTTGGAAGCTCTGAAACCCCCATCATTGAGCTTATCAAGTTTCTTTTTGGGGGAAAGGACATCATACAATGCCTGTCTTTTATCAGCCTCCATCCGTTTGACTTCTTTGGCTTTATTCATATGGTTTTACCTCCTTTCAATAATTAGTCTCCACAATTTCTGTACCGATGAAATCTGTTACACCATAATTACCATCTTTACAAATATGCATATCAAATAACCTAAGAGTAATGCCTGTTGTTGGTATACCTAAAACAATATCAACGGTAGTTGTCATTGCTGAATCCTCACCTGAACAAGTACTCCTATCCACCTTACCACACCTACGACACTTATATAAATACTGAGCTTCCTTTTCATTCATTACATTCTCCTTGTATCCATTACAGAACCAATCTTTATCATATGCTCTTTACTGTACATCCATTCTTCCACAAAGGCGCATTTAGCAGTAGTCCTAACTAATTTTCTCCACATAAGTCCAGTTTTATAATTCACCAAAACCTCTAAGTTACTGTTACGATAGTCTTTACTCTTTTGAAGGTTGAGGATACTAAACTTATTATCAGCCCTTGATTGATAAAAAGCGGATCTCACCTTCTTACTCTCTTTAATTCTGTCCTGAGTGTCTTGGCCTAACTGTAACTCCCCCTGAGAGGCTTTACCCACAACCTTAAAATCGGGGATGTATCGGTCCTTGTGTTTCCATATCACTTGGGTCCTAAAATCATAGACAGAGTACTCCTTAGCACCCTTAAACCTACCCTTAGTGATGGGACGAATATTGATAACTACACCCTTTATGTTATGTCTTTTTCTATTGTGGTTGAAGGTATACTCTATAATAGCACCCACAACGACCTCAAACACTTCCTCACTGAAACCAGAAGATCGTTTATTGAAAGCAGTATCATCAAAGGTACCATTCAATTTGAGACCCCATTTACGAGCAAGGTTCAAGAGCATATCACCATTGTTACGATGCTTGATAGCCTCTTGCATCATCTTGGTGGCATTCACAGACCCACCATTCACATCAGGGTGGACTTGTTTTGCTATATCTTTGAATAATGAGTTACTGGTCATTTTATTCTCCTTAACTTAGTGTAACACAAAAAACAGGGAATGTAAACTCTAAAAATCTACACCCCTACTTCAATACTATACAAATTTTTCTATATCACAAACGGTGCAACGCCAGCCTTTTGTAGTTACATTGTGTAATCTCTTTCCCTTGCCATATTTTTTGTCCTGGAAGTCAGATTTACAACGACATTTGCGAACAGATGATCCATATTTTGCAGCATTCCTCAAATTTTTCATATCCTTAATCCTCCCTTTTCATCTATGTGTCATGATAACATTTGCAATACTTCTCAAATCTGAAGCCTTTTCTATGAAATGCTCTTCCACAAAGGTCACAGTTTCTTGTCGATCAACCCTATATTGATTTTCCGCTATCATCCCCTGTATCTCTGCTTTTATAGCCTCTATCTCTGAATATTGAGCTAATAACCAAGATTCCATCATCATCCTCCTTTCTTCTGCACGGATAGCACAAATCGTAATAGTCTATCATGCTCATCTTTGTAAAATGTGTCTCAGTTCCACACCTTCGGCATGTTGTTGATGTTGCCACTTTATTACCCCCTTTTCAACATCTCCATAATGAAATTTCCCATTTTTACTTCCGAAACATCTTGATTATAGAACTCTTTTGGGTCACGGTCAACCACTAAATGATACATAACATCTATTGAAGGTGGACCCTGAACTACACCACCAAACAGCTCTTCCATTACTTCTTTTTCATTCATAGTATCATCCTTTCCTTTATACAATTACATCCTTTTAATCGTTCTAAGGGACAAAAAGAATAACAAGTCACCACTCCTGTCAGGCAAGAATTGTAAGGCTGGTGTGACCTTCACATTCTTTGTACAGGGTCTCGCGGCCCCGTAACTACCACCTACGCACATCGCATAGGATTCTTTTTACCCCCTTACAACGATTAAAAATAGTGGTTCATCTTACACTATAACGGCGTGGACCGTTATACCAGCCCGACATGCAATGCAAGTCTCCCACCTCAGATGAACCACTATATTTCTTTAACCTTTACAAGAGACAAAAGGGATGTAAACAGGTCGCCACTCCTATTAGGCTAAGATGTAAGATTGGCGTTTTTCTTACCTCTTGTGATACGTTTGGTCTTTCAGACTTCCGACCCCCTACCTCTCTTGGAGTAGACTTCCCATCCACCTCTCTGGAAGTAGGACCCCCTTTTGTCCCTTACAACGATTAAAAAGATGTGACCCTGTAAGCTCATTAGACTGACTGCGGTTATCACCCCGGCTGACTGCTAATTATTACTTACAGTTGATATGGTCACAAATTTTACTTAACCTACAATCTCCCTACGAAGCTTTCCACCAGTCTTGATACGGACCTCACGATTGGTGTCAAGGTTAACTCCCATCCAGCCACCCCTGGAAACTTTACACAACAGCTTTACACGGGCCAATTTGCCAGAAACTTTCACAATGTAAGTTTTGCCTACAGACACATCTGCTTTTCTCATATCACTTTCTCCTTTTTGTTTAAATTTAAGAGCTGAAACAAACCCTATCATGTAACAGGGCTTATGTCAACCCTCAAAAAATGAGGGTTTTTGAACTTTACTAAATGGTAATCATCTCAAAATCTTTCACTCTCAAACGGGTGGATTTCTGAACCAAATTTCCAACGAAACGTCTTGCGGATGTTTTACTAATGAACTTACGAGCGACCCTATCATTTGCCATTAAGACACGACCCTTTTTAGCCACAACACATTTCATTTTCTTCATATCACATTCTCCTTTTTGTTTAAATTATTCTCTCTCACAAAGACTGAAACCATTGTATCTCATGAACTCTGAACTGTAAATCAAAAATTAATCATCTTCTTCAATAAGCTCAAAACATTCAGGACATACAGTCCACCACTTGGTCTCACCTACATAAGGATCACCATTTCGTTCTGTAAATCCTTCCTCTCCAGTCCATCCACAATTTTTACAAATATATAACATAATCCATCTCTCCTTTTAATTTCAGGTACTTAAAGGGGTTGTAAAGCGGAACCGGGTTTGTCTTCCTCTGGTGGCAATATCAACAGTCCATAGTATCGCAGTGATAAAGGTACTGGTATTGTCAGTTGGCAAAAGAAAATATAAACAGGTATTCTATTTTACAACCCTTATAACTATCTGAAATCTTTATGTTTTTGGTTGTGCTGACCGGTCAGACTTGGAAAAGGTTAATGAATTCAGGGTGTTACAATCCTACACTTCACTCAGCGCTAAGTTTTCTCGGATTGACCCACAGGACATCCATGGGTTTATATGTAAACAGTTAAAATTGTTATGTTTTAAGTTGCTCTCTCAACAAACTAAATACATTGTATCACACAGATCAAAAACCGTAAACAGATTTAATTCAATTTAAAAATCAGTGACTTACCAGACAAAAAACTTCAACATCAACTACGTCAATGGTACCATATATTTGAGGCTATGTAAACAGAAAAAATAATAGCTCTGGAGACCCTGACTACCACTGCATGGGAGACAGGGATACCCTCTGAGAGCGTGTAGGATTGACGTGGAGGGGTGTTCCAGACATGACTAAGGGGGTAGTATGGCTTGGGGGTGGCATCCCACCTCGTTGATCTGAGGGCTCAATAATTTCAGGCGCTTACAGTGAATGGGATTCATTGTATACTGTATACTGTATACAGCTGTCTAAACGCCTGATTCCATTATGAGTCTACGGGTGGTACAGATAGACCTGGAGAGCGTCCAGGATCAAGGTGGATAGACGATCTAGAGTGAGCGTGATGGATAGTGTGTCCTGGGACGCCGTCCCACCTCGTTGATCTGAGGGCTCAATGATTTCAAGCGCTTAGGGTGTAGGAAAATCCAACGGTGTATACGGTGTACTGTATACAGTATACAATCATGTAATTTCAGGCGCTTACAATGAATGTGATTCAGTCATTTTTTCTCTTGACATTGTTGGTGACCTGTGTTATACTAAGAGTATCAAATGGTTAAGGATTTTCAAGTGTCTGAAATCATTTGGGAAAAAATTTAATTTACAAGATGTGATGTGTGTGGTACAATGTTTTTAACTCGTTGAGAGAGTAACTAACAAACATAACCCTTTGAATTTATATGACTTCTGGGTGTTCCAGAAGGGACTGGTGAAAAAGCGAGTGCACCGCTGGAGTAGCTGTCTAATCGTCTGAATTTATTAATCTTATCCAAGTCTTTCCGGAAAGCGAAATTAGAAATTGACAAAGGAGGAGATGATATGATATATGTAAGTTTTTGAGTGTAAGATGTTTTCAGATCTCGTCTGCCATGTGTAGAAGGAGTTGGGCTGATATTAGGTATCAGCCTTTTTAAAAATTGACAAAGGAAATTGAATGATGTGAAATGGTTATGTCACCTGTAGCTTAATGGTTAGAGCCTGCGGCTGTGACCCGCAAGATGAGAGTTCGATCCTCTCTGGGTGACCCAAAAAATGAATATAGAGGTGTAGTGTTAAGTGGCTAACACGCAACACGCTTGAATTGCCGGTTCGAATCCGGTCGTCTCTGCCAGTAAATTTAAGAATTAGAAATTGACAAAGGAAATTGAATGATGTAAGATGTTTTTAAGGTTTAACTCTCGGCCATCAATTCCCAAGCAGTCGGTAGGGTCTGTTTCTTGGAGTAAAAGTTGCTCTGGCCGGGTTTTTGTAGAGAGGTTCGTTTCTTGGTGTACAATAATATCTATCGTTTTCGGTGCGTCCCTAAACGGGTTCCCTTAGTCGCCAAGCTCTCCACACAAAAATTGTCTCTCAATCCTTTATTTGAGGTATGATACTGTAAACTATCACTGTATTATACATCACAGGATGAAAAAACAACACGGAGGTCCTATACTAGTCACGGACTAACGGGTGAAACCTGGTACTGTCACTGATAAATATGGTCCCTGAGAGTATCATACTTCAAATAAGAGATTGACGAATACGGCGGCTCTTTAGGAAAGGAGAATTGTTTATGAAATATTATTGGAAGTGGCCATTACTAATAATAGGAAATATCCATACTGGAGGTTCGAATCCTCCTCCGCTGTCCAAATAAGAGATTGACAAAGGGGATTTTTTGATGTAGTATGTTTATAGATGATGTGATGTAGGGGGATAATAATGCATCTACTTGGCCTACGGGCCGGCGATAAAGCATTCTACGTAGAATGCTGATACCCTGTCGGGGCAGAACCGACCATCATCTTTACAATATTAACCTTTTTGAAATGTTTATAAGAGGAGATTTAGATGGCATATAATAAAGGTCTTGACAAAGTACTGTATGAGGCGAATATCCACAGTGAGGATGGGACCATTTTGAAGGTTTCTGTTTACTCCTACAATGGTGGAGACAATAAGTTACAGATTGGACCTAGAACCTACACCAAGAAAAACGGTGAAGAAGGGTTCAGGAAGGCTGGAAGAATTAGTGAAGGGGAAGTTGAGAAGCTGGTTGACATCCTACCCGCTATAAGTTCTTACCTGAGTGGGGGCCAATTGACAGTTAGAGGTTAATTTTTGTGTAAAATCTTGGAGTAAAGTGGCGTATCGGTCTGTATGGTAATTAGTATTGAAGAAGGTACCTCTGATGAGTGCGACCATACACTCCAAGATATTATTAAACAGGCACATAAGAGTAATCAATAGATATTTGTGATACCAGAGTGGCGATCCGTCTGGTTGAAAGAGCAATCGGAAAAGAGTCATAACCTTATCATTACACATCAGAACTATAATAACTATTGATTATGTACAGCTTTTATGTGTCTATTTAATAATTTGAAAAAGAGAGGCCTAAATGTACTTAGAAATTGAAAAAGAACTCAAGAAGCGATATCCTGGAAACAAAGGTAAAATAAACCAATGTGAAGAATGCAACAGATATGTCAATATTACTGTTGTTATTGGGGAAGCCTCTACTCGGGGGTCAATTTTACGAGAAGATAGTGCAACAACAGAAGTATGTAAGACTTGTTTGCAAAAGGCATTACAACTAATTGAAAAGGAGGAATAGGATGGGTGGTCAAGATTTTAGTAAATTTTATATTGGTAAATTATCCCCTGAAGATGCTTTTAGAGAGTTAAAGGAATCTGCTGCTTATGAAGATGGTCATGGTGGATATACTGGTACCATTGCAGAAAAAGATGGTTTTATCATGAAAGAATACCCACCAAGAAAAAACCCTTCTGACTATGCAGGTGAAATCATTGGAGATAACGATAAGTGGGGATCCGCCTATTGTATTGAAATTAAAAGGTCCTATTTAGCAGAGGTGAAAAAGAATCCTCATAATTCATGGTGTAAAGGGAAAAGGGGGATAAGAGCATACATCTTTTTTGGCATTGCGTCAAGTTAAAAGGAGAGTTGTATTATGACTTGGACTGAAAAAGAATTAGAAATTTTAGAGTTGACAGATTTAGAACAAAAAGCGTATAATGAATATATGACTGAGAAATTGAAGAAGCGGTTGAAAAAGAAAGCCAAAAATAAAAAGTCTAAAAAGTCACGGAGGAAAAATAGAAAATGATGACAATGAATGATGTGATATTGTTCACTACATGGTTGGACGGTGTGACCTATACTGATACCTGGAGTTTCATTTTTTTCATCATAGCGTTTACATCTGCATTGATATTTGATACTTTAAGGTTATTTGATACTTTAAGGTTAACAGTTTCACCAAGGAGAAATGTGTGATGTACATACCAACCGATGAATTAATAGACCTTGTAGAGCAAGAAAAGTTAAAAGAAAGGACCTATATGGATTTATTGAGAGACATCAAAGTAATCTTTTTAGGCGATAACAGTTATAATGAATTGCTGGATACTATTAAAAATGCTGGTTGTCATGTGCCTGATTTGAAAAGTAATTTAGCGTTTGCTATTGATAGTACTGTTCCTATGATAGTGTTTAAAGAGGTCGTTAAGGACCTTTCAGAGGATGAGCAAAGGGCTATCATAGCACATGAGGTTGCTCACCTTGTTGGTATCAAGGACGAAGAGGATGCAGATAGATGGGCTGTTTCTGCGTTGACAACTGAATCTGAAAAGGATGTACTTAGGAATCAATGGGAATACAGGCATGGTTGTGAATATGAGGAGTAGAAATTATGGATAAAAAAGTGTATTGTAAAGAATGTAGATATGATAATATATGGAATGATGGTTGTTCACATTCTTCTGTTATAAAATATGAGCATACACCTTATCAAAAAACGGCTATATATGGTGATATCAAGGTACTCAATAAGGATAATCATTGTGAGTTGTATGAAAAATATGAAGCACCAAAGGTTGATAGAAAAATGAGGTTTTGGGCACGCTGGTATAATTCTATGGGTATAAAGCCCTGTGTTTAAATAGAGGTGATTATTATGAAGGTAAACAAAAAACAAATAAATAAATTCTTTAAGGATATGAAGGTGGTGCCCGCAAAAGAATGGCGGATAACCACTTCCAGAGTAATCCATAGAGACAAAAAGAAACAAGCTAACAAATATGCTTGTCGAAAGGGAGTAATATGATATGGTTAGAGCTTGGAGTTATTGCCTTGATAGTTATTTGTGTGGCTATGAAATTTTACAATATAGGCTATAATGAATGCATAGATGACTACAATGAGGTGTATGATTTTAAAGACGAAGAAGTGGAAAGGGAGGGAGAGTAATGGAAATAGAATCTACAGTATTAGTTAGGGAATGGTACCGAAATAATAAACTTCATAGAGAAGACGGTCCTGCTATAGAATGCGCAAATGGTGATAAGTATTGGTATTTGAATGGTGTAGAATTAACCTATATGGAATTCCTTAACCGTACCAAGCCTAAAGAATGTTTAAAGGAGAGTAATGGAAACAACTAAATTTGAAGTGAATCAGTATCATTATGATGGTTTTGAGGATTACACCGATATCAAAAATGCTATAATGACCAAATGGCAAAACGGTGAGGGTCTTGATGTATATATAGCAAGGAGAAATCTACCCGATGTCAATGTGTCCTTAACTTGGGATAATATTTCACTTTTCAGGAAAATATTTTCGGATTTTGAAAATTAAAAAATTAAAAGATTGACATAATGATTCCAATGGTTTAGAATGGTAGTTAAGTGAGGTTGGAAAAAATGAATTGTAACAAATGTGGTAAAGAATTGGATTCTATGAGGCAAATGTTAGCACAGTTAGATCCCGAAGTAGGAACCGTTTGTATAGAGTGTTACAACCTTTCCTTAATAGAAAAATCGAATAAACTAAAGGAAGAAATTGATAAATTAATTAAAAATAAGTTGACGAATTCACAATAATGTGATACCTTGGTTTTACTGAGGAAGATTAAATTAAAAGAGGAGGATGTGTACATGAATAAAGCAGATTTGACTAATTTTGTGGCAGAGGACACAGGGATGACCAAGAAAGATGCCCGGATTGCAGTAAATAGTGTAGTTTCAGGTATCAGAAATGGTCTCGTTGAAGACGACAAGGTTACGCTCGTAGGTTTCGGAACCTTTTCCAAGGCTGACAGGGCCGCTCGTAAAGGCCGTAACCCTAAAACCGGGGAAGCTATTGATATCCCCGCCAAGACAGTACCGAAGTTCAAGGCTTCTAAGGCTCTTAAAGAAGCCGTAGCGTAAAAGCAGTAAGCCTAAAGATGATGCCGGAATTAATATACACTTTTAGTTCCGGCATTTTTTGCTAAAAGATGTTTACAACCTCATGAAATTGTTGTATAATGTATAAAATAATGCAAATGTGGGGGTATTAAAATGATGGATATTTCTTTGAGTGATATTAAAAAATGTGTTGTAAATGCTATCATAAAAAAGGCTGATATTGAACCTGAGTTCTTACAAGTATACGTTAATGGTTATGATGTCAATTTTGATATCGACCTGGATGACATGTTGAGAGATTTCAAGACTGATATTGATACCTTTATTGATGATAATGTATATGGTATAGAGGATTATCAGAGTGACTTAAAAGAGGAAGAAGGATGATAGAATATATAGTAAAGGTATATAATGATAAAACTGAGCATTGGTTCCTAAATGGTAAACTTCATAGGGAAGATGATCTACCTGCTATGAAATGTGCTAATGGTGATAAGGAATGGTGGTTGAATGGTGTACTTTATAGGGAAGACGGTCTACCTGCTGTAGAATGTGCTAATGGTGATAAGGAATGGTGGTTGAATGGTGTACTTTATAGGGAAGACGGTCTACCTGCTGTAGAATGTGCTAATGGTAGGAAATATTGGTTCTTTGAAGGTGAAATATTAACCGAAGAGGGGTTCCTTAACAGAACAACTAAGCCCAAACCTAAGAATTCTAAATTGGTGAAATGCTTAAAGGAATTGTTAGCATGTTTAGATGATCCAGAAATACGAATAAGTATCTAAATCATAAAAGGCTAATCAATTGGAAGAAAGGGAGTATACATGATGGGTGGATTTGATATAGGTGAACAATTTTTTCATATAGTGGAATTTGAGGTAGGTAAAAAAATTGATGCTTATTTCGAAACACCCGAAGGTAAAGAAGATATTGAGGGATTGGTAGAGTATCTTCAAGACATAGAAGGTAACCTATATAAGCATCTGAAGAAATTGATAAAAAATGTTGAGGAGATGGAATAATGGGTGGGTTTAATATAAGTGAACAATTTTTAAATTATGTAGAAGGGTCTGGTATAGGAGAAGGTTTAGATATCTATTGGAAAGATAAAAAAGGTAGAAAAGAGATAGATAAACACCTTGATGAAATGGATAAAATAGAAAGTAGAATGAAGAAACTTGTGGGTATTCTCACGAAGAAAATAAATGATTTTATGGAGGTTAAAGATAATGAGTAAAAGTGATATATGGACCTTCATACATGAACCTAAAGAATTTAAGGACCTAATTCTCAATAAGGACATAAAACCTAAGTTAAAAAAGGCACTTAAAGAGGTCCCTAATCTTCTATTATATGGTAAACCTGGTGTTGGTAAGGGAACGTTTACCCATATGCTATTGAGGAAAACGGCTTATGATTATTTATGGGTTAATGCTTCTGATGATACGGGCATTGATACTATGAGGGATAAAATCAAATCGTTTGCTACTTCAATGGGCATAACACCCCTAAAGGTTGTTGTATTAAATGAAGCGGATTCACTTTCATCAGGTCAGCAAGGTGCTCAAAAAATGCTGAGGCAATTGATGGAGGACGTTCAAAAGATTACCCGTTTTATACTACTTGCCAATTATGAACACCTATTCATACCTGAAATTAAATCCCGTTGTCAAGTTATAGAAATGTCAAATCCCCCTGGTGGAGAGATTTATAAACTTTGTGAAAAAATATTGAAATCCGAAAGAGTTAAATACGATAAGAAAACGTTGATAAATATAGTTAAAAAATGCTATCCTGATATAAGGAGCACAATTTGGGGCATACAAGGAAACACCATTAATAACGTGCTCAAAAGTGATATCATATCAAGGTCAGAAGAAGTATTCAAAGAAATTTTAGAGATGATAAAGAATGGTGATCTTGATAGTTTAAGAAAATCGTTAAGAAGTAATGTGATTGATTATATTGGTTTGTATGGGTTCTTATTTGATAATGCTGGGGAATTTAAGTCTCCAGGTGACGCTATTATAGAGATAGGGGAACATCTTTATAGGAATGATAGTATGGCAATAAAGGAAATCAACCTGATCCACATGGCAGTCAAAATGATGAAAGGAGGGGTAATATGAGAGGAGAAAATGTAATATTAGGCATAGGGGGATCATTATGGATGATACTTAGTTGTGTTGGTGCTGCTCAGTTCCCTACTTTAATTTTTTTAGTGTTGAAATTAACAAGTACAATAGCTTGGTCATGGTTGTGGGTACTTTCTCCATTATGGATTGCTGGTGGTTTGGGTATACTTCTATCAATAATAATGCTGTTCTTTTTTTTAAAGAATATGTAGAAAGGTAGTATGATATAATGCCCTTAAAAGAATACAAAGAAACAGAATATGAAGCAAAAGTAAGGGAATATGTGGAGCAGGAATTTATCTTTACTGTAAATGAGCTTGAAGCCTTTTATGGGTATGATAAAAAGGATGGATGGCCTGAGCATGAGAGGTTAAGGCATGCTTTATCAGATAAGAGAATAATGTTCAGGAATCAATGGGAAGATAAGTATGACATTCGTTAAATATCATATAGAAGATTGTGAAACTTATTTAGGTGGACCTTTTACGGAGGTTCATTTATGGCTGGATGAATATGCTCAAATATTTAATGTGGGTTATTTTCTTGACTATCATAGAACCTTCAGGCATAACACTTATGGATTGCGTTGTATTTATGGTATGTGGGGGCCGAAAGCTGAAAAAGCTGGAAGGTTACATCTTATAAGGGACTATTTAGAGTGTCCTATTAAAAATGATATGGTACTCTATAATTATATTGGGGGTAACGGTTTCAATAAAATGATGATGAAATTTGATAATCCAGCAGATATCAAACATACCTTTCATCCTAATGTTATTGATGGTTGGATAAAAGAGGGGTTTGGGTTGGTATGCTTAGCAACGAGAGAATTGGTGGAGATATGAAAGATGGCTACTAAAAAGGTTACTCTATTCGATTACTTCAATCAAATATTCTATAAGACCTCTAAGTATGACTATGATAAGAAAATCGCTTCTGCTTATATCATAACTTTAGGTCTCTCACATGATCCTAAGTTGATTGATATAGTTAATAAAATGAATAGTTTACAATTTACATTGAAAGATGATATAATATATAAGTATTACGTGAGTAAAGTTCCAAAAGGGAAAAGATTTATCAAATGGACAAAGAAAACTCCTAAAGATAAACTGTTTGATAAGAATGTGGAAAAGGAAATGCTTAATAGAAAAATCTCAAAAAGAGAAGCAATGATGGTTGTGAAGTTTAAGGAGGGTTTATGATTAGACCTAAATGTAAGACACTAAACCCTTGTAAATATAGGGTTCCATTATATGGTGAGTGTGGGTATCAAGGTTTTTGTCAATATAAGACGAATGGGAGAAAAAATATGAAAGAATATACAGTAAGGGTTTATGATAGTAAAACTGAATGGTATTTAAACAACAAACTCCATAGAGAAGGTGGGCTACCTGCTATAGAATGGGCTAATGGTGATAAATCATGGTATATGAATGATAAACTCCATAGAGTAGATGGTCCTGCTATAGAATGTGCTAATGGTAATAAGCATTGGTGGTTGAATAATAAACGTCATAGAACAGATGGTCCTGCTGTAGAATGGGCTAATGGTGAGAAGCAATGGTTTTTGGATGGTAAAGAAGTAACCGAAAAGGAATTCCTTAATAAGACTGTACGTGATAATGCTATATATTGGTCCTTAAATGGTGAAATAACCGAAAAGGAACCCCTTAGTAGAACCAAGCCTAAGAATACTGAGTTGGTGAAATGCTTGAAACAACTATTAGAGTTCCTGAAGAAGGGAGAGTAAATGCAAAAAGAAGGGTATTTCGTTATAACACATGGAATAGATGGTTTAGAGATTTATTTTCTTGAAAAATCACTTGAAAGTGAACAATTATTTAAGGATTTAAATTCTACTGATGCTTTTGATTATGAAGCCATTATGGAGTTATGGTATGATTATAATGATGTTTACAAGTATGAAACATGGGGTGGGGACAAATGGAAATTTAATGATTATAACATATTAGATGTCTGTGTTGTTTATGAATTTTAAAAAGGAGATAAAATGTATGAAATTTAATGTGGAGGAGTTTAAAGAAGTATTGAGGAAAGCAACACTGAATTTTTCTATCGAATCTGTTAGGTTAGAGCTCACTAAAGATAAAATTAAGTCTGATATGATTTCGGAGAGAAGGAATGCCGTGGCTGTTTTAGATATACCTAACAATATGATGGCTCTAAAAAAATCAGCTGAATATGAATTCAATTTTAGTCAGCCTAATCAACAGCTTATACCTTTTCTTAAACTTATTGATGAGGAAGAAGCAAATATTTCGGTTAAAGATAACAAGATAATACTATCTAGTGGAAGACAAAGATCAAATATTCATTTCTGTTCACCTGATATTGTAAGTGTGTTTGAAGGTGATGTTAGAAAAAAGGTAGAATATTTTTTAACCATTGATATTGATGACATTATGAACGAAGCGTTTGCCAAGATCAAAAAAATTGGAACAAGATTTGGTGATGTGTACTTTAATGTAGATAATGGTATATTCAATATTGAAACTTCTGATAGGACAAACAGATTTTCAAATGGTTTAAAATTTGACCTTGTAGATGATTTGAAAGATGTAGATGATCTTTCTCTAAGGTTTGATTTGAAGAATTTTTTAAACCTTATGGCCGTTGTAAATGGAAGTGCAGAAGATTTTCAATTGAATTTTTCCTATATTAAAGAAGAGGGTATGGGGATGTTATTGGCTGAAAGAGAAGGGGAAACAGAGAAGTACTATTTAATGTCCCACCAAATGGAAGACGAAATTTAATAAAAAAGATGTTTACATTTACTATTTAATGATTTATAATGTAGTTAAATCTAAGAAAAAGGAGGAAATTTGTTATGAGTAATGATTATTGGGATAACTCTCCAGAGGAAGAAGTTTTCGAAGACGATGGTGTTAGTAGTGCTAATCCATTTGTTTTCGTGAATGGTGCCAAGGTAGATGTAGAAACGGGTTCCAGTTTTGTATCATCCGTCGGTGATGTTGCAAAAAATGCTGGTCTGGGAAAGTTTCGTGTTTTCTTAAATGGTAATGAAATTCTACCATCTGAATCTCCAGAGTTTGTTGGAGGGGACGATCGCATCGAATTACGCAAGTATGACGTTGCGGGTTAATTAGTTTACTGTATATGATGTACATGGGATGATTACTTAAAATCTTTGATAGGATTATATAAAATAGAACTAATGGATTAAGATAAAAGTAGAAGAGTAGTATTGTTTAGAAGTAGTATTTATTGATAGTAGTACCCTTTCTATCAGGATTTAGGGAACTTTGGATGCGGGAAACCAAAGATACAGTAAATTATAAACATGAAAGGATGATAAGGACGATGAGCAAAACTATTGAAACTAAGATAAAAGAAACCATGGATAATGTTATGAATGATATCAATGATTTTAGTATTGATGATCTAAAATCTAATGGTTTTACTATAAGAAGTGGAAATAAAATTCTGAAAATGACCGTGCAAGAGGACTGTGATAACACCTCTATTGAAGATGAAATACTAAATGAGTTAAGGGATAAATTATCTGAAAGACTTTTAAATATTGGTGCAAAGATAAAAGGTAAATTGGATGAAATGTCCACTTTTGTTTCTACTGTTAAGAATGAATACGAATCAAAGAAAAGAGACCTGGACAAGAAAATAAATTCTTCTAATATTATGCCTGATATCACTTATGAGCATACACAAAAAGGATTGTCTCTTACTAAAGGTTATGATGGCACACTTTTATGGCTGGTTCAATCTGTTTACTGGCCTAAGTATATAGATGATAGAGTAATTGACCCTAAGTATTCTAAAAGGTTAGTAAATCATGTAATCCTTACTATTGAAACTAGTGGTAATAAGGTGATGAATGTGGGTGTTAGAAAACCTATAGGTCTTGGTACATTTAATCATTATCATAGGGAGTGCTGGGGGCAATGGTCCCCTCCAAGAGAATGGAAAACACCTGATGATATACTTGATATTGCACACCAAGCAGAAGTTGTATTAGAAACTATTAATACAGGTTCATTAGCTGATCATTCTCCAAGAGGTTTAATGAGAGTATCAACATTAAGAAAACATAGTACACTTAGAGATGATGGTGGTAATACCCTGGATTTTGAATCTAATAAAAGGTCAGACCAAATGGGTATAAATGATAACTTTGTTAGGGATGACATATGGAGTGTGAGATAATGAGTATCTACGAGAGACAGCTTACATTAGATTTGAACACTGATATATCCATAAGTGTGGTTGGTTCAGGGGGAATTGGCTTTTGGGTTTGTAAATTTGCCGCTATGTCGGGTATCAAAGATATATATGTTTTTGATCCTGATGTCATTGAAGAATCCAACCTAAACCGTTTGGATATTCCTGAAAGATTTATAGGAAAAAACAAGGCTGACATGGTTAAGATAGTTGTAGAAATGCTAAGACCTATGTGTAGTGTATCTGCAAGACCATTTAAATATCAGGATTTCAATGCCGTAAAAACTGACTGGGTGGTGGATTGTACTGATAATTATGAATCACAGATTAATAACCAAAAGATAGCGAAATCAATGGGTTCCGTTTACTGCAAGGCTGGATACGATGGAGAATCATTCAGTATTAATGATACGGTGGCTGAATGGGGTGAAGCAGAAGATGGTTATACAATAACACCTTCATGGGTAGTACCCGCATCCATAGTTGCCGCTTTAACAGTTGCTAAAATTATGAAGTATTCTGATAGTGAAGTGTATAATAACATAGGTATATTGATGAAAGGATAAGACATAATGTTTAAAAAATTTTGGGGACTGATGGGTTTTGAACCTAAAAAAGGTGATGTGTTTTGTGAAACTTGTGATTTTTTAGATGGTGATTCTTATTGTACAAATGAACATTTAAAATATAAAACACCCTACCAAAAATGTCTGTCTTATATATATAATGTGAATGAATATAATGATTGCAAGTATTTTAAACAAAAAGAACTCTGAACTATAGGAAAGGATAAGACATAATGGGTTACATACTAAGGAAGAATGATAAAAAAAAGGTAGTTGAAGCTAAAGAAACTTGTTGGGAGGTTGAGATTGATACTGTTTCTGAATGTGGTAAAGCACCTGATGTTGTTAATGTTTTTATCAGTCCTTTAGCTAAAGATAAGATTGAGCGTTTGATGGAAAAGTTCACTAACATTGAATGGTTGGCTTACCTTATAGGTGAGGGTTATAATATTAATGATATTTATATACCAAAGCAAAGTGTATCTGCTGGTAGTGTTACAGGTATTGATTCTTCTGTATGTAATAGACTTCCTGTTATAGGTGTTATTCATTCGCATCATGGTATGGGTAATGGTTTTTCAGGCACAGATGATGAATGGATAAACCAAAATAACGATATCTCACTTTGTATATCTAAGAGTGGTATAAACGGTCAGGTAAGATGGGAAACTCCATGTGGATCTTTGAACATCGTTAAGGCTGTAGTAAAATTGAAGATAGATGTAGATTATGATGTTGAGGAATTCGAAGAAATAATTAAAAAAAATATCAAAAGGGAAACAACCATCTACAAAGAAACCTATTTTAAAAAAAATTCTTATAATGGTCAATATAACGGTCAATATGGTATACGGGGGTTTGATGATGATGACGGTGTAGAAGCATATATAGAATCTCTCAAAGATAAGGATGATGAAAGAACCTTAGAGGAAGAGTTAAGATATATGGAAGATTCTGGAATGTTTGATTCTGATGATGAAAAAAATGTGTTTACAAGTTAGTTTGATTGTGTTAGAATTATAGATAGTTGTTAGGGAGAATACTGTAGAATTGACATACATCACTTGAAATGAACCTCCCGTCAAAAGGAGGAAAATCTGTCTACTCGTTTATCGTTTCTTCTAAAAATTTACACAGGGGGATGCTGTAATCAAGAGATACTTCATATAAATTGCTAAAAGAAAAACCTTAACCGTCTACCTGGGACGTTAGCCAGTAGTAAATTAAGCAGTAAGGTCGATTGGCCGACCTTCCTTAAATGCCTATTAATCACTCCTCTTGGTGATTATTGCTCCCCTTAATTTTTAATCCTTTAGCTTTTCTAAGGAGGGACTTGTAAAATGGCAAGATTTAATGTTCAATCTTCAAAAAAATATACTGAAAAAAACTATGAAGGGGATGTTTCCTATAAACTTACTCCTGAAATGGAATTGTATTCCTTAGTTTGTACTAGTGCTTTACAACCTACCTTTTATGTTTCCGATACAAATGATCAGTTAAATAAGATTAAAACTGCTTTACGCAAGGTTGATCCTCTGTTTGCTGCTAAGCTGGCTGTGTATGCCCGTGAAAAAATGTATTTGAGAACCATTCCTCTAGTTCTTACAGTTGAATTGACAAAGATCTATAAAGGTAAGGATGATCTTATCAGAAAGCTAACAAGAAGAGTAGTTCAAAGAGCTGATGAAATAACTGAACTATTAGCTTACTATGTCAAGGCTAATAAAAGGGAACCTAAAGTAGCTGAAACTAAAGGTGATCATACTACCTATAAGACCATCTATGGTTTATCTAATCAGTTAAAGAAGGGTGTTAAGGATGTATTTGAGTCTGGTGTTTTTTCAGAATATAATTATGCAAAATACAATAGAAAGACCGAAATTAAACTTCGTGATGCTTTGTTTCTTTCACATCCTAAACCACATAGTCAGGAACAAAAGAATCTATGGAACAAGATTGCTAATAATTCTTTAGATACCCCTTACACCTGGGAAGTAGAATTATCCAAAACAGGTAAAGAGGATGGTAAGGATAAAAGAGAGGTATGGGAAGAACTTATTGATTCTGGAAAATTAGGATATATGGCACTAATTCGTAATTTGAGGAACTTTGTGAAGGAAGGGGTATCATTTGCTCATATGGTAAAGGTTGCTGATAGATTATCTGATTATGATCAAGTAAAAAGGTCCAAACAATTACCTTTTAGGTTCTTATCTGCTTACAGAGCATTAGGGCAAACTCCTACTATTAGACATTGGGGATACGGATATGAAGAAGAATCGAGAAGTGAAGAGGAAACTGTCACTACTCCTCCTATGATATTGGATGCTTTAGAGAAGGCTGTTAAAATCTCTATTGAAAATATTCATATGTTTGGTAGTGATGACTCTGTATTGATAGCAACAGATGTATCAGGTTCAATGCAACATACCTTTTCTCCTAAGTCACAAATACAGTTATATGATATTGGTGCAATGCTAGCAATGTTGTTACAAACTCGTTGTGCTAATGCTACTGTTGGTATGTTTGGTGATAGCTGGAAGGTGTTGGATGATTTACCATCTTATAATGTTTTGAAGTCTACCAATGAAATCCATTCAAGGGAAGGTGAAGTAGGTTATTCAACTAATGGATGGAAAGTATTACAGTGGTGTATTGATAATAACAAGGCATATGATCGTATTATGATGTTTACAGACGGTCAAATGTGGAATTCAAATGGTAGAAGTAGAAGTAATCATATCAATACTCTATGGGGCCATTATAAAAATGCCGTTCCACAAGCTAAGTTGTATTTATTTAATCTGGCTTCTTATGGGGATTCTCCTTTAGACCTTAGAAAGAATGATGTTTATTTGATTTCCGGATGGAGCGAAAAAATCTTTAATGTGTTATATAATATAGAACAAGGAGGCAATAGCTTGGATGAAATTAAGGAGATATTATTGTGATGTGATTCTTCCTCTTCTTTAGACTTCATCCAAATAGTAATCCCTATACTAGAAAATTTAGTATAGGGATTTTTATGCTCTTTTCATTCTCAAATAATATAAATAATATAAATATAGTATAAATAA